GATAATCATGTATTATTGCTGCCACAAGTAAAGGTTTATTAGTTGTTCCTTTTTTTATTTCTTCATAAGTAGCTAAACAATGGTCTAATAAACTATGCTTGTGCCATTTAGTTCTTTGATTAAACCCAATCATTTTTTGTATAATAGGAAATAAATTTTCACTAGTACAATTTGAAAAGTCATTCCACTTGTCTAAAACAATTTCATCAAACCCTTCATATTTTATAGGGATTTGAAATTTTCTTAATTGTTTTTCTAATACAAAATCTGGAACTACTCTATCTCTACTTTGATTTTGAGTTTTGCACATTTGATATGAACAAGTCATTACATAAGCAACCTTATAACAATCCACATTTTTAATTTTATCTAAAATAGACTTTCGATCTTTTATATTAATTGATGTGGCATCGTACACCACACTCACACCATTCAAAAGGCTCTGTAGAGTTCTTTTATGTAGTTCTTGGAATATCATACTGTTTTGTGTTTGGTCATTGATATCCCCCAATATTTGAGCTCTCAGGGTATCACTAGATAAAATGACTATTTTATTGCCTTTTTCTTCTTCTTCTTTTTTTAGCTTTTCTGCAATTGTACTTTTGCCACTTCCTGATATTCCTACCAAACAAATAAATTTTAACATTGTAATTCTTCTTCCTTAATTATATCTTGTTCTTCTTCTATGTCCAAAACATTATCTTGTGTTTTTATAATGCCTTCTAAGATTTTAAAATCTGTGTTTTTGTGTTTGAAAGCTGTAAATTTTTCTTTATTGTCAACTCGAATTACGATTCCCTCTTTTATGTGAGTTTTACCAATTGGATCTTCTCCATCTACAAACTTTTCTACTCTTTCTTCTAAGTCCTCAATTGTAGTAAAAATAAACTTATCAAAAATTGGAACAAACTTTACTCCCATTTGTTCACATCTTAATTTAACTAACTCAGTTGGGTATTCAACTACATCACCATCTTCATTTGTCATAGTCATTCTATATACATAAATATCATTTTGTCCTACTTCACAACCATATGTAAATCTTGTAGTATCTCCCCATTTTTTTATAAACTCTTTATCTTTTGTTTTAGCATTACTACATTCTGGCATTATTGTTTTATCTTCACTAATATATCCTAAAATTTCATAATAAGCTTCCTCGCCTTTTTTTAATTTTCCAACAAAAAAGTCATGCCATTTCTTTCTAAATTCATCATTGCCATAATATCCACCTTGATAATCACTAAGAACAACTCTTCTTGTGCCAGATACATAATCCCAAGATGTTTTTGACTTAAGTTTAAATTTAAAATTCTTTAAAATATTATGTATCCAATATGGTAATATTTTTCTTTCTTCTTTTAAAGATAGTGATGTTCTAGCAGATGTACCATGCATTTTAAGAGTTATATAACAAATATCACCATATTTAAACTGATGCTTATTATATGCCCACTGGGTCGTATCACTATGCTCTGAAAAAAATGGAAAAGATATTTTATTATCTTTCTTTTTTCTTTTCTCTTTAGAAGAAGTAGTTGTTCTATGATTTCTACTACCTCTTGGAATATACTTTTCACAAATTACAATTCCATTTAAGACTGAAATAGTATCCCCTTCTTTTAAATCTTCTACTTTAGTAAACTCAGATAAACTTGATATAGATAATAAGAGACCATCTGATTTCTCCCCCCTAAGTTTTATTGTAGTTACATTACACTTAGATTCATCCATATAACCACCAATATTATTTCCATTAGCATCTTTCTCTCTAAGTAGTTTATTTTTTCTACAATACTCTACATTTAATCTTCCATCAGTTGGAAAATAACACATCATATCATCTATTTTTGTTTCCAAACTAACAATTACATTATTGCCAAATACAGTAGCTACTTGAAGTCTATCTGCATTAGAATGTTGTCTTAATTCTTTTATTTTAACTATGTAAGCACAATAAGCCATTTGCTTTATTCTCCTTATTCTATTATTTCTATTTCTTGTATTTGATATATGTTGTCTTCTAGATATAGATCATTTTGAACTACATTACAAAATATATTATTGCCTTGAAATTCAAAATCTTGCTCTCTAATATTTTTACAATAATCAAATATTTTGTTTTTATTTTTTTTATATTTCCTTTTTGATAATTTATGAATTGGACAATGGTAACATTTTATAGATTGATCCAATTCATCTTGTTGTTCTTTTAAAAGTGTATTTAAATGTTCAATTGCTTTTAATTGGTTTAAATAAGTAGCAATTGTATATTTAGTGTCTATGTCATATAAAATAACTTGATAAGCTGTCATATATTCAATTCCTTTCACAATAAAATTAATCTTATTTTGGAGCAAGCAGTCAGATTTGAACTGACATTAGTAGGTGTTGCAGACCTACCCATAGAGACCAACTATGAATACTTGCTTAAATAAGAGACCTACAAAAAGTAGGCACTCTTACGCCAAATGCATGGCTACTAGTTCAAGACTAGCTTTACATATAGCTGGCAATAAAATAAGTTTTTTATGTGGTTACAATTGCCATTCCACTATCTTACTCAGTTCTGAAAGTTTATAGACATTTAGAACAGTTTAGAATTGGTCTTCTTTATTAAGTTATTATTTAACTTGTTCTTCTGGTTTTTCTTCAACTACTGGTTTTTGTATTTGCTCTATTACTTCTTCTTTTTCTATTTCTTCAACTCTAACTTTGTCTGTTTCTTTAATTTTTACAAACCATTCAAAATTATTTTTCTCTTTACAGATTGATTTAAAAACTATATAGCTTGTAATTCCAGCAATTGGTTCTCCCATATATCTTAAACATATTTTACTTTTAGGGCAATTATTATTTTTACAAAGTGCAATATCCATATTGTTCATTCCTTTATTAATTATTTTATATTTGCTATTATAACACATTTTCAATTATTTGTCAATAGTTTTTATGAAAATAAATTATTTTTTTTATCTATACATTAAATAAAGTTCAATAAAAAAATCAACTTGTTTAACCAAAGAATCATAATCTAAATTGTTATTTATATTAAAAGTAGATTTAGCTAAAATATCTATATTATTAGAAAAAACATCTCTGTCTAAAATTATTCTTTTATACACTTCTTCTAATGAATTTCCTCTTTTCAGCATCCTAATTGCTTTTATATTTTCATCTGCATAAATATATAAAGACTTTATATTTAATCCTTTTACTGACTGTAATTGAGAAAATCCATTTGGTTCAACAACTACTACAGAATTATCTAAGCAATCTTCTTTATGTATTCCATAATAATTATCATCATAGCAAACTTTTTCTACTAACATATTATTTTTATCAAGTAATAAAAATTCTTCTACACTTACAAAATGATAGTCAACTCCATTTATTTCTCCAAATCTAATTACCCTTGTTGTATATGATATTATTTTATTATAACCTTTTTCTACAAATATTTTCTCTACAGTTGATTTACCAGTACCACTAGCACCAATTAATACTATCATTAATTTTTCTCCTTATTATCTGATAAAATAGGTTCTTTCCCAACTAAATATCTTGGGCATTGATTTTCCCAATTTTTAATAATATGATTATCATAACTACATATATATTGAAAAGTTTTTTCTCTTTTCTTAACTCCATTTTCATCTATAATATAATGAACTGATGAAGTTATAGTAGGAAAATAAATGCAATTAGTTTTACATCCTTTTGATTCTTGAAGTTTCTTTTTTTGGTTATTCTTTTTCATAGTTTTCTCCTAATCAAAATTATTTTATTTTTCACATATCATCTTTACAACAAATTGGGTTATTTGGAATTATATCATCCCAATCATCAGAATCATTTTTGTCTAATGACTTAATTAAGTATTCCCTATTAGGTGAGTTTTCACCTTTTTGTATTTTTGTTGAAGTTGATCCACTAGTGTCAAAATAATCTTCTTCATCAAAATCATCATCATTATTTTTCTTTTTATCTTTTATTTTTACTAAGTACAAATTTTCTCTTGCTCTTGATAGAGAAATATATGATAAGTTTTTCTCTTGTTGAATTTGATCAGATGTTCTGGCTAATTCATAATAAACTCTTGCTTCACCTAATACAAACACATTATTTGCTTCAAGACCCTTTACTTGATGTACACTAGAACATAAAATTGAATCTTTTGAGTTTGTTGTATTTAACATCCTATTAATATAATTAACAAAATTGTCAATATTTAAACCTTTGTTTTCCTTTTTGTAATTCTCTAATAAAATTTCAACACATTCAAAAATATCCATATTAGCATTACTAACTGTATTATTATTAATCTTTTCTTCATTTACAATTCCTGTTTTATGCATTTCAGCATATTGTTTTTTAAGTTCATTTTCATGTTTTAATCTTGTTTTTTCTAAATGTCTTGATAATCCTGCTACTGATGTAGTTTTTGCACCCTCAATAATTTTAATTATTTTCTTTACTAATTCAACATCTTTTAAATAAATAGGTTTCCCTACTTTTATTAATGATAATATAATTTCACAAAGATCTTTGTTTTTCCTAGCAATAATATAATCTCCTATTTGAGCTTTTTGGATTAATTCACTAACATTAATGTTATAAATATTTCCTTCTGGAGCATCTTGTCTTGCTTGAATTCCAATATCATATAATTTATTAATATATTCTAAATGTAAACTTGGACATCTATAATTAATAGGAAGTTCAAGTTCTTTTGGTTTAAACATTGATTTTATTGTTTGAAATGAACGTGTATCAGAACCCGAGAATCCATAAATACTTTGCCATTCATCTAAAACAAAAATCCTTCTTGCATTTTTTCTTCCTATAAAAAATAATAATAATTGTTGTACTTTTGATAAATCTTGTGCTTCATCAGTTAATATGTTTTGAAACAACAAGTAACCAGGAACTTGCCATTCTTTGCTCATAATCTTTTTTAAAGTAATATATAATTGATCACTAAAATTAATAATTCCACTTTTCTCAAATTGTTTAAAATTTTCAATATCAACCTCAGCCAATATATTTAATAAATTACTTGGAATTGATACATCTGAAAATAATTCATATAAAGAAATTACATCTTGTATTTCTTCTTCATTTTTTAAATCACAAAATCTTGTTTTGCATAATTCATATAATGCAATCACATTTTCTTTTGTCTTTACTAAAACTTCAGGTTTAACAACTCTACTATCAAAATATTTACTTAGAACTTGATGAACAATAGAAAATGTTTTAAAGTTTTTAATTTCTATTTTTTTATTCTCACAGTTTTTCAACATTATTAAATATCCTAATCCATTAAAAGTATATGTTTTCATTTTTGGATTATCAATTTTTCCTTGAATTTCTAATTGAATACTTTTATTAAATGCTAAAAAAACAGAATAATCTTCTATTAATTTTGCTAACTCTAAAAGCATGAATGTTTTTCCACAACCTGCAAGTGCTCTTATATATAGATTTTCACTTGAGTATTTGAAGGCATCTATAATGTCTTCCTGATATGTAGATAATTTTAAACTCATTTCTATATTCCTCTTTCCTTAATTTGTAAACCCATTATAACATACTTTTGTAATTTTGTCAATAGTTTTTTGTAAAATAAATAAAATATTTTTTTTAAATAATAAATAATTACTTTTGCCATAAGCTTTCATAGTATTTTTGGCATGAATGATTTTTAGCAGAAAACATAAATAACAATCTTCTAAACCCTATATGAATTCTAATACCAACATGTTTAAATCCTAAAAACTTAAATGGTAATTTTGTGACAAGATCATTCCCATTTTCAACTCTCAAGGTTTTAATAATTCTTCTATTATAAGACTTAGCAAATGCTCTATTTCCTACCCTAGGGCAACCAAATAATATTACATTAAACTGTACCTTGGGGAAATGATATTGTAAGTCTACAGCACATAATACAGCTAATGCAGCCCCAAATGAATGTCCCATAATATCTATGCAATAAGAAGTAGGACAATCTTCCTTTATATATTGTTCTACAAATTCTAATATATCTTCTTTTATTGTTTGATAAGCATCATAAAATCCACTATGTACTCTAATTTTAGTATCTTTATTTTGATATGGAATTTGTTTTTTCCAAAATTTAAGATTGGATATCCAATTTTTTAAATCATCTGATCCTCTAAAAGAAAACATTAAATTACATCTATCTTTACTGCCAGTAAAATATTGTATTCCTGTTTCTTTATTATCATAATATATTAATGGTTTATATATGAATGAAGTTGGACTATCACTGTAGGCTACCATAGTATCATCTAATATATCTAATAATTTATCTTTATTCATTTATACCTCCTTAAATATCTAACTCTTCAACTGTTATCCCATTTTTACAAAACCAATCAGCTACAAGATGCCTATGACAAAACTTACCAGGATGCTCAAAGCAAAGTAGAACTATATCTGGTAAATAATTCAATCCCTTCATATTACCTGACAATAATAATAAATCTTTAATTACTTCTTCAAATATTAAAGGTTCTAAAACCTCTTTTTCAAAACATTCTATATATTTATCATTATCATGGTCTTCTTTCCACTGCATAAAAAACCCATACTTAGGTGCTAATTTCTTATATTCTAATCCTGTATACCAATCTGGAGATTTACCACAAATTGCAATAGTAACCATATTACTAGGAATGTTTTTAATATTTGCAAAATAACTTGTATATATATTCATATTACTTCTCCTACCATTTTATTAACTTTTTTTGTACTACACTTTTCACATCTGAATTGTGGTTCTTTGTCATCAGTTTTGTCATATTTGTTAAACAGTGCAACTCTATAGCATCTACCAAACTTACCACACTCACAGCAACTAATATTATCCTTAATTTCCCACAAAGGATATTTTGTTTTTTTAGCAAATATTAACTTGTCTATCCAGAAAAACAATAATCCACCTAAAAAATTGGCTATAATAGAAGATACCCATTGGTTTTGATCTTGTAATAATATAAAAACTATTGCAAGAATAGGAGTTGAACATTGCCATCTAAAACAGGTATAATAAATATTTTATAAACATACTTTTCATACCAAAAACCACCCCCTAAATTCTTCTAAACTGAAAAACTCTAACCAGTTTAGATTATTTTCTTTTGATATTTTTTCTTTTTTCCACATCTTTTTCTCCTTTATGCTCCTAAATAATCTATTACAATACCAACTATTTTATCATAATCCTCTTGCTTCCCTAAAAATGTTTCATATGGAATTTTATTATTATCTAACATTTCTATCATAGGTTTTACCAATGCATTACTCTCTTCCTCTGTTTGAAATCTTCCTTTTGGATTATAAACTCCATCTCTTATTAATAAAAAATTTAAACTTTTTAAAGAATTAAATACATTTAAAACTGTTTTATTAAATGTTTCTCCAAGTATATCACTTTTATTATAAAAAGAAGATAAAAGCAATGGACTATCTGTAACAATAACATCTACTTTTCCTAACAGTCTACTTGTTCTAAAATACTGTTTTCCAAAAATATAAGCTTGATTTTTAAAAACTTCCTCATTGTTTTCCCAAACTTTTTCTTTTGCAAACTCTGTAACAAATTCAGCATTTATTCCCTCTATTTTTAATTGTGAAAAAATATATGCCATTCCTCTGCTTTTTCCAGCAGATGGAGTTCCAAATAAATTAACTACTAATGTTTCCATAAATTTCTCCTTATATTTTAATAATTGTACACAAACACTTTTAAATTATGTTTATGTGCTGTAAAAATCATGTGTTCTGTTCCTCTGCTAACATTATCCCAAAATGCAATTAAAACACCATTGTCTTCTTTTGCATACAAAGCCATTTGAGTATTTCTAAAATAACCAGCAAGTTTCCCTTGAGACCAATCTGCTGGGAAATACTTAATATTAACATTGTTTTTTCTTGCAAATAACTCTCCTAAAGCATCAGCACCTCTTGCTTTCCCACAAACAATTTCTAATTCATTTCTATTAAAATTTGATATTTGTGAAAAAGCATCAACTACTTTTTCTTTAAGAAAATTATAATTCTGAAAATCTCTTCCACCAGCAATTATAACTCTCATATAATTTCTCTTACATCCTTACAAATTCAGACAAAAATGTCTGTCTTTTTATATTTTTATTTTCAGTAATACATCTGTTAAATGCATCTGGGATTGCTATAACCCAACCCTCTTCTATTGCTCTTGTTATAGCAGTATATAGTAAACAAGAATCCAACAATATATAATGTGTCTTATCTATTATAACAATAACTTTTTTATATTGTCCACCTTGAGATGAGTGAATACTTATAGCATATGCTAAATCAATTTGAGAAACTTCAGTTCTAGTATAAGAAACAACTTTAGTATTATCAAATGTTATCTCAAATGAAAAATCCTTATTTATTTTTGTTAAAAATCCTATCTCACCATTTACTACATTTTTTTCATAATCATTCACTCTTTGAATAACTTTTGCACCAAGATACATAGTTAATTCACCTTTTTTAAGAAATAAATCTGATTCTTCAAGTACCATTTTTTGTATCTTTTTATTAATTTCAAAACAAGAATTTATACAATCTTGTTTTCTTGGAACAATAATAACAATATCATCTACTGTAAATCCTTTAGTTAATAAATTTTTATATAGCCCAATTGCAATATTATTAAGTTGCACATTGTCATTTCTAAAAGCATAATGCATATCTTGTAAAGCACCTCTTGTAATATTTAACTCATAATCATCAAAAGGAGCTGTATTTTCTCTTATCATATTTGCATCAGTAATAATTGCAGATTTTTGTGCCTGTCTATGAATTTTAGTAAGTTTTATAATAGGAAATGTTTTTGATTCTAATAAGTCACTAGCAACATTTCCTGCTCCAATTGGTGGTAACTGTCCATTATCAAATATTATTATAACTTTTGCATTAGGTTTTATAGCAGATAATAAATTGTAAAACAAAAGAGAACTAATCATTGATGCTTCATCAATAATAATAATATCTTCATCAAGTGGATCTTTTTCATCCCTTTTAAAACCATCTTTTTGAAATTCTAATAATCTATGTATTGTTTTTGCATTATTAAATCCAGTTACTTCAACCATTCTTCTAGCTGCCCTAGCAGATAATGCACACATAGCAATATTATATCCAGAAAACATATTTAAAAGCGCTTTAGTTACTGCTGTTTTGCCTGTTCCTGCGTTCCCTGTTAAAAGACTAATATTTTTATTTTTACTATTATGTAATGCATTAATTTGTTCATCAGTTAAATCAAATCCATTTTGTTCATTTGTTATTTTAATTGCTCTATCAATATTTACATTACCATAAACATTTTGAGAATTATAAACTGCTGTTAATTTATTGTATATATATTTTTCAATATTATAAAATCTTTTTAAAGCAATTCTTTGAAAACTATCATCACCATCATATACATCATCTTCTACATATAGGAAATTATTACTATTATTTTCTTTTTGTGAATTTATAATTGATTTAAAGTTTTCAGAACATTCAGGAATAAGTTCTTTGACTTTTTCTATCATTTGTTTTCTTGTCATCCAAGAATGACCATCTGAGTCACCAATTTCCTCTAACACATATGTTAAACAAGAAATTGTTCTATAATCTGATTTAAGAAAATGAGGACTTATTTTAAGCGCCAAAGCATCTACTTTTTTAAAACCTAGTCCTTTTATTTCAGTTAAAATATAAGGATTTTTTAATAATTTTTCTTTTAATAACTCTAAGTTAGTTTCACCCTTCATAAGGTTTTTAACCATTGTTATTGTTACTCCAAGAGGAACTAACATTGTGACAAGATCTATCATTCCATAAGTGCTAATAACTTTTTCTCTAATTCTATTAAAACTTATTTCCTTTATTCCTTTTACACAACTTAAATCAATATCTTCTTGATCTAATATCATTTGAATAACATTTGGATAAATAGACAATAAAGTATTTGCTTGATTTTCAGTAACAACTGCCCTTAAAAATCTTTGTTGTTGTTCTATTGATTTAGGAACATTCGCAGATACATTATTTATTTTCCATTGCCACTGATTAAACTTTTCATTTCTATCAAGAGTTGCTGTTACACTATATTCAGTCTGAGTAGTTAATCTTTGACAAACTCCAAGTAATGTAGAAGTATAAACTTCATCAGTAGAAAAAAATTCTGATATTTTTTTATCTAATTTGGTTTTTAAAGCATATGGTAATTTAGTTGATGTTAAAAACTTATAAATTCCAAAATTACTTTCTTCATTAAAAAATATTTCTCTTGTGGTGATTGCTAAAAACTCATATTGATTATTAGCAATCATTTCAACAGATCTAGTATCAACTACTTCTTCTATTATGTTATTGTCTTCATTTTCAAATATAATATCCACTAAAATATCAGTCCTTTCTTAGGTTATATTCTTTAGGCATAACCATATTTTCTTTTTTCCATTCTTCTAAAGTTTTCATTTTTTTGACATAAGCCTTGCCTTCTTTTTTATCACATAAAATGGCAATTTTATTCCCTCTCTTTATTAAGTCTTCATAATCCTTAAATTGAGTATGCCAACATACCATTTCTAATGTTCCAAATGATGAGTATATTGTTATATATGCAAATGTTTTTTTGTTCTTATCTTTTTTCTTTTGTACATTTGATATAATCCCCACAACTGTTGCTTGATTAAAATCTTCTACATCATCAAATGGCACTACATAATTATAAATATCTTCAAAAGGATTGTTTTCAATAAATACAGATAATGCTTGAAACTCCCAATATTCTTCATCTAAAGCATATTTATTATAAAAATCATCCATATGTGTTTTAACTCTAATTTTTTCTTTTTCATAAAATTCTTTTTCTCTTGCAATATTATATAATCTTAATCTTTCTTCTTTGTCTTTTGTATCTATATTATATAATGTTTTTAATTCTAATAAAGTTCCAGATGTTGTTTTTAATGGTGTAAATGTTCTTGTTCCACAAGTTGACTGTGCTAATTTATATAACATATTTTTTTTATTATTAGTTGGAATAGCACCTGATTTAATTAAAATTACTAACTGAGCAATTGTCAATCCAGTTCTATCTCTTAAATCATCTAAACTTTTAAATTTTTGTTTTTCTCTTTCTTCTAATACTTTTTCAAGAACCTTTTCACCAATACCTACAATTGCTGAAAGTCCAAATAATATATTGCCATCTTGTATTGAAAATTTTACTTGAGATTTATTTATATTAGGTGGCAACAATTTAACTCCTAGTTTTTTTGCTTCTATAATATATTTGTTTAAAACTCCAAAATTATTTAAATTATGATTCAAAAGTGCTTTATAAAAATAATTAGTATAATGTGCTTTTAAATATGCTGTTTGTAGAGTTAATACAGAATAACATAAAGAATGAGAAAAATTAAATCCGTAACCACCCATTACAGAAAGCACAGAAGTTATTTTTTCAGCAATCTCAGAAGAATAACCATTAGCTACTATTTCATTATATAGCTTTTTACTTTCTTCTTGTATAAGTTCTTTATTTTTACTTCCAATTCCTTTTCTAAAAATATCAGCTCTTCCATAACTGCCACCACCAATTTTTCTAACAATTTCCATTATTTGTTCTTGATAAATCATTTGTCCATATGTTTTTTCTAAAATTGGTTCTAAGTCATTATGAATATATTCAATATTGTTTGGATTATTTTTCCCATTAACATAATCTTCAACAAATTGTAAAGTATCAGGTCTTCCAAGTGCTAAGATGTCACTAACTTCATATATGTTATTAGGTTTTATTAATGCAATTAAATCTTTCATCAAAACTGATTCTATTTGAAATACACCACAAGTATTCAAAGAATTAATCATATCAAATGTTTTTTTATCATTAATAAAACTCTTATTATTAGGATTTATTTCATAAAAATCTATTCCTGTATCATTTATTATTTCTTTAAGTATAGACAATGTACTAACTCCTAGTAAGTCAAATTTTACTATACCTATTTTTTCAACAATTTTTTTATCACATTGAATAATAAATTCACCATTATCTCCAATTTTTAATCCTAAATAATCATACAAGTTTGTATTTACTAATCCTACACCACCTGCATGAGTAGATACTGTTTTTATTTTCCCACAAACTTTATTAGCAATTTCAAAAAGTTCACTATACTGAGGATATTTTTCTTGTATGTTTGTTTCTTGCAAACATTCTGAAAATGTTTTATAAACAAATGCTTTGCTAATTTGATCACAAATATGATAAGGAATATTTAGTATTTTTCCTACATCTTTTATAGCTACAATAGGAGTTATATAAGAAAAGTTTAAAATTTGACACACTCTATCATTCCCATATTTATTTCTCAAATAATTAACTACTTTTTCTTTGTCACTAAAGTCACTATCATTATCTGGATATGAAATTCTTTCTGGATTTAAAAATCGAGCAAATATCAATCCATATTCTAAAGGATCAACTTCTGTTACTCCTATTAAATAAAACAAGATGCTTCCTGCTGCTGATCCCCTCCCTGGGGCTACTATAATATCATTTTCTTTTGCCCAATTTACATAATCCCAAACTATAACATAATATCCACTAAACCCCATAGTCTTTACAGTTTTAAATTCATACTCTATTCTTTCAATATATTCTTGATATTTTTGTGGGTATTTTTGTTTGATTTTTCTTGTCTCTAATCCCTCATATACCAAATGTAATAAATATTCATTTATATCTGAAAATCCAATAGGAATATCATAATTAGGAAGTAAAGGAGCTTGAAAAGGCATAAAAACAACATCACATATTTCTGATATTTTATTTGTATTATCTAATCCAATTACAACATTATCATAACCTATTTGACTATCCATTATCTCATGAATTTCTTCTGATGTTTGCAAATAACAGCCTGAATATTCTTCTCCAATTGTTTCTGCATCTCTAGCCATTTGTATCATTCTTGCTTGATAATACAAATCTTCTTTGTTTGTTGTATGACTATCTGTTGTAATAACAAAATCAGTATTAGTATCTTGAGATAATTTTAATATTTTATTGTTATAATTATATTGATCTTGAAAATCATGACTTTGCATTTCTAAATAAAAATAAGGAAAAATACTTTTATATTCTTTAATATATTGTATACATTTTTCATAATTTGTTTCTTTTGCTATTTTAGATCCTAAACAAGCAGACAATACAATAATGTCTTTGCCATAGTATTTTAATAAATTTAAATCCACTCTAGGTTTATAATAAAATCCTTCAGTATTAGATTTTGTAACTATATAATTTATAGCTTTTCTACCATTTTCATTCTTTGCAATCAAAATTAAATGAAAATATTTATTGTTTTTATCTTTTTCTTTCATATCAAAAGTTTCATAACATTCAATTCCATATAAAATTTTAATATTTTCATATTTTTTTTGTAAGTTGCCAAAATACAACCAACTATATTGATTGCCATGTTCAGTTACTGCAAATGATTTAAGACCTATATCCATAGCTTTAATCAAATATTCTTCTGGAGTAGAAAATCCATCTTGCAAAGAATATGTTGTGTGATTATGTAAAGAACTATAACTCATTATTAATATCCCTTTCTATATTTATTTACAATCTTATATTGAATAATATCTAGTTCATTAGGAATATTATCTAATATCATTTTATCAATTTTTCTTGAACTTTCTGCATCAAATTTTATATATCTTTTATCTTGTTTTTCTATCCAACATATTAATTTAAATCTTTTTTGCATAATATTTATAAAAAATATATTATCTTCTTCTGTTAATTTTCCCATACAAATTTCCCAATTTGAACTTGATCTATGCCCGTCATCTAATAAAAAAATACATAAAGAAAAAATATTTAAAAGTTCAATAATATCTTTTTTTGACAAACTTCTATAATATAATAAATCATTTATAATTCTTGTACAAATTCTATAAAACCCCTGAGTATTACAATACTGACTAACAACAAAAACATTATCTTTTCCCTCAGTGTAACTTGGAGATTTATTACATAAATTCTTACAAATTTCATATTTCCAAAATAAATAATCTTTTTGATTTTCTGCATGACAAACAATAAATAAAGGTTGTGTTTCTCTTTTATCTATATGTCCATCTCCTAAAAGAGATCCAATAATCAAATCTTTTTGAACTTCATTTAATTTTAATTCTTCCATTCTTTTATCAGTATTTATTTTAAAAATTGCACTTACCCATTTTTGAATTACTCTTTTAGAACAATTTGCTTTTTTAGCAATTTCTAAATGGTTTAACCCATTTGTAATAAACTGTTCATAACACCAATCATAATCTTGATATATTTTTTTTAAATTATTATTATATTTGCTAATATGTTGATATTTTAATCCTAATTTTTTCATTTGTAGTGTTATAACTTGTTGAGATAATTGCATTATATCCATCATTTCATGATAAGATTTTTGTTGATTTACCAAATCTATTAATAATTTATTCATATCATCTGTCCAAACAGTTCTTATTACACTCATCATTAATCTCCTTTTGTTTTTTTACTATTATAACACACTTTCATTAATTTGTCAATAGTTTTTGTAAAAATAATTCAAAAATATAAAATGTGACTTTTTGCAAATATATACAAAAAGTCACTTATGTTAATTCTTACTTGTGATTTCATAACTTTCTATCATCACTTGAGGACTTTGATTTCTACCATATGTATTTATTGATAATCTTCCTATAACATTTAATGTTATTTTATTTGGCTTACTGCCCCAACCATCAACTATTTGCATAATATCATCATCTTCATTTGCTCTGAATTTTATAAAATCTATATCATTTGACTTAAACTTTATATTATTGTTTTTTGTGCCTAATAATTTTATATCACTAATATATAATTCTACATTTTCAATTGCAAATAATGGTTCATTTATTCCATTACACCATAAATCTTTTACCTTATCTAAATCAAAAAAAACAAATTCACTTAAATCATTAATATCTTTAACAAAATCAACTTCAAAATAATCACTAATTTCAATATCCTTAAGTCTTTCATTTAATTCTAATATTATTTTTTCCTCATCTTCCTTTTTAAAAGAATGACCAAATGCATTTGGATGGCCTGCTACAAAAATAAATAAATCTAAAGAACTTAAAAGTTTTTTCAAATCTTTTATTTCAAAATTATCATAATTTCTAGCACTTCCACTACAAGTCTTTTTTTTCTCATTAAACCTATATAATAAACAAGGTCTTTTATATTTTTCTGATAGATTCATTGCCACTAGTCCACTCAATCTTTTATCCAAAACTTTTGTTGCATCAATTATTAAAACTTTATTAACTGTTAAATTTTCACTTTCAATTAACTCTGTAATTATTTCTGTTGATTTTTCTTTGGCTTTATTTTGTTTTGCTCTAACATTAACACAATCTCTTGTTGCTTTTGAGTAAATACTTTCAATTTTAGTAATTTTAGTTTTAGGAGAAGTATATGAAAATTCTTCTGTTTCGTCTTGAATTAATGCTCTAAACATATGTTGTTTTTGTTCTTGTGTTCCAAATCTAATCATTGCATTTATTAATGGACAAATATAAAAAGCAACTGATATAATATTAAAATTTTCTCCAATGGAATATGCTTGTTCTTTTATAAGATTTTGAAAAAATTTATTGTTAATTTGTTTTAATCCTAAATCAACAATTGCTCTTGTTTCAAAACTTCTTAAATCCATTGTATCTGCTATATTTCCCATTGCAACTAAGTCTAAATATTCATCTGCAAAATTGTTCCAAGTTTCTTCATCTAATGCTTGTAAGAACTTATAAACAATACCTACTCCACTTAAATTTTTATTAGAATAGTTTTTAGACATTTGATTATTAACAATGATTGCAAAAGGGTTCTCTTTCTCACTTTCATGATGATCTAATATGATTACATCAATATTCTGTTTACTAAAGAATTCACACTGTTTTACGTCATTTGTGCCAGCATCAGGTACAATTATTAAATTAGCATTAGTTGGAACTAATACATCTTTAGACAATCCATGTTCTTTTCCATCATGTAATGAATATGTTAATTTTATATTAGGACTTAATCTTTTTAAGTATTGATATAAAATTGCAGCAGAAGTTACTCCATCTGCATCACTATCAACAATTATATGAATATTATTATCTTTTTCTATGTGTTTTAACAAACACTCTACTGCTACTTTTATATTATCTAATAACTCATAAGATAATAAATGTTTTTTTGTTAAATTTAAATAATCATCTATTTTATCATATTGAAACCCTCTGTTTAATAATACAGTATCAACAGGACTATTTATATCATTCAAACTATCTTTTATTAATCTATATTTAATTTTAAATCACATCCCATTCTGAAGATTCTTCTTCTTCAACATTACAAATTTTAATAGGCTCTTTTATATAAATGTATTTTTGATCATATAATCTATTAAATTTTTCAAAATCATCAGTAGGACTTTGTTTTTCATTTAATATATTATCATAATCATATAAATAAAATATATCTACAAAAGCATCATCAAATTTATGTAATTCATTGAATAATATTTCTTCTTCTACATCTTTGTCAAAAGCAATAATAATAGCAACACCAAGACACCCTAATTTAATTTTTTGAACATTTGAAATTTGATGTCCCCCTATTGCTACAGCATTATAAATTCCATTTGTCCATAATTGCATTACTGCTTTTTCAGATTCTACTACTATTACTGATTTTTTTTCTAATATATGCTCTTTTGTTTTATTTAATCCAAATAATATTTTTGACTTTGCACATTTTTCTAAGTATAAATATTTTTGTTCATCTTCATTTATTTCTTTTTTAAACAATCTACCTTTTACTCCAACTAAATTTTTACCATTTTCAATATCATCCCTTATTGGGATAGTAATTCTATTACTACTTAAATCAAATCCAATTTCAAATTCTTTTTGTGTTTCAAATGAAATACCATCTTCTTTGAAGAAACAATTGCAAACTGGATAATAGTATGACAAAACTTCAGGTGGAATTGGTTCTAAATTAAGAATTTCATCTTTATCTTCATCATTTTCATTCATTAAATTTTCATAAAATCTTATTGTTTTTAAAAATTCAGTTTCTTCAATTCTAAAAGATTTATAATAATCTAATCCCAAAATATCACAAATAAATTTAATTGCATCTGTAATATAAAGTTTTTTAACAAAAACAACTAATGAGATAATATCACTTCTACCAAAAGCATCTTTTATATCTCTAGTATTTGCAACTGTTTTTAATTTTTCATTATTATAAATAACTGTAGATGATGTATTATCACCATCAGGCATACCACAAGAATAATATGGTTTTACTGAGTTATTGTGATATTTTATATGGTGCATTTGTATTATTTCTAATATGTAATCTACTTTATTATTTTCATAAATATATCTTTTTAACTCTTTTATTTCCACATTAAAATTCCTTTCATGAAAATTTTAGATATGTATTTTTACCGAGGTGCTTTTTTATTATGTATGTAATCAGCTATACCCTCTTCTATCCAAACATTTGTATTTAAATCTAAAGAAAATAAAAGTTTCTTCTTTTCTCCAACTCTATTTTTATCTGTAACAAAAATATAATATCTTTTTTTAGGGTCTAAATTGTGCTTTACTAATTCATCATCACCTTGAGTTCCCCATCCTTTTTCTCCATTTGTATAAGTATATTTATGATAATCATCTAATTCTATTTCTTTTGCCAACAATAATCCATCTAAAACATGTTTTATGCTTTTACAATTTGCTATATTCATTGATGATAATAAAAATGCAGGAATTGTAAGAGAATCATCTGTTAATTGGATAGAACCATATACAAAAATATTTAGATTTTTTGCTAATTGTTGAAGTTTTGTAGTAGTGGTTTTTAATGCTCCCCATTCTCCTATTGTATCTAAGTCATTTTTTAAAGTATCATAAAAGAAATATTGTATTCCTTGTGTTGCATTTGCTTTTCTTATTTCAAATTCTAATGTTTTATCATCATATCCATCTGATACATCTTTTATAAAAATCAAATTTTCTGTTTCTTGATCTATCCATCTAGAAATTTGAATAACTTTTTGAAAATCAGGTGATTTTTCCATTAATATTTCAATATATTTTTCTAAGTCTTTTGTATAAGGTATCTCTTTTTTTGTTTCATCAAAATACTTTCCTAAACTTATATCTTTTTCATTTTTTTTAAGAACAACTCCATGTTTTTCCTGAAATGATTTATTATTAACTACTGTTGTTAATAAACATTTTTTCACATCTAATTCTGTCATTTCATTTAGTAAAACAAAAACTTTTTGTTTTTTTATAAATGCAATATCTGCTATTAAATCAAACATAAATCTAGTTTTCCCTGCATTACTTAACATACCTACACATAACATTGTTCCTAATCTATGTCCATTAAATTGTTTGTTCATTTCTTTAAATGGAATATCTATTCCTCTATCTGGTTTTTTTAAAAATTCTATAACTGTTTCTTCCATTCCCTTATTTAAAATATGAGAATCATTATTTGTCAATATTACTGTTTGCATATGATCTACTTTTGCTCTAATAAATCTTCCTAAATTTTGTGCATCCATTTCATAAAATTTTTTAGTTGAAACAATTGATTCAATTGTTATTTTTTGAAAATCTCTTAATATTGCATACTTTTTAATTAAATTATAATAATTCTTAACATCATTTATATTTGATAAATTAACCATAACTTTAATTGCATTATATCCACCAAATTTTTCAAATTGAATAAATCTTGCATTATCTTGTTTCATAAATACTGTAATACTAACTTTTGTAAATTCTTGTGAAAATGTTTTATACATTAAGCAAAAGTTATCATAAAAGAAAACTGTTTCATCTTTTGAAAAGTCATATTTTGACTTAATTAAATGACTATATTCAATAAATAAATCTGGTTCTTTATATAATGCTCCAATAAAGCACATTTCTGATTGGTAATCATTTATTAACTCCATTCTATTTTTTTTACTCCTATTCTTATTAGTCTTCTAATAAATCACTCATATCCCAAAATTTTGGCTTAAATAATTCTTCATATCTCTCAGAAATATTCCCAGTGTCAGGATCTATAATTGAATCTAATTCATATTCTTCTTCTTGTGTTTCTGAAACTCTTGATGCTTTTGAAATTTGAATTTGTTGTTTTTTATAACTAAAATAACCACTTATTAATATTTTTAAATCATAAAAAAATCTACCCTCATTATTATTAAAATACTTACCTCTATTTTTGTTTTTATTATAAATATCATCTAATTCAATTTTTTTTTCAACAAACATATCTAATAATACATCATAAGGAATTGCTTCATACAATCCTTTAAAAGTACCATTTGATATTTCTTCTAATCTTTTTTCAATTCCCCAAGTAATATACATTTCATAATTTGCATAAATCCAATCTAATAATTGTTGTTTCTTTTGTTTTGTTTCAAAAATTAATTTTGAATTTTGTAGTTTTTTACTTTGTTTTTTAAAAGATTCTTGTAATTTAAAACTTTCTTCACTCTCTATTAATCTAACTTTTTCAACAGAAAGTTCATAAGATAATTTTGGTCTGCCATTAAATACAAAATATTTTATCAAACATTCCTTATGAAATTTTTTATTAGAATAAGGAAGAATAACATCAGTTAGTTGAAATTCTTCATTACAATAGCTACATACATTTTGAACTTTTTTAACTTTCTTCATATTATTCTCCCTTTGTTATTTTAATTTTATTTTAGATTATGTGTTTTTAATTATTTCTAAATATTTTTTTAATACCTCAATATCTTCAATCTCTGCAACACTCAGTGGAATTTTTTCTGCCTTTATTGCTGCTTGAACAGTTGGTAACTTATGTTTAGGAATTTGAGTTCTTTCAGTTTTAATTTGTTCTTTTAAAGATTCAACTGAATCTTCTTTTGGTTCTTCTTTATTGTTACTACCATCAAAAGTTACTGATTTATCATTTGCTATTTGTTCATAAGCTTTTTCATTATTTGACATTGATTTACTAACATCTTCTTTTATATCAAATTTTTGTTTGCCTTTATTTTCAGTTATAACATGTTGCCAATCTAATAAAGATGGTCTATCATAAGTTCCATTTACTTTTAGTTTTGAATTTGGAAGATAAGTACCAGTTCTATCTTTTAATTCAATTATACCATATACTTCACCTGTTTCATTATCTGAATACATATGAATTACAGTAAATACTTCAAAGTTAATAAAATCCCAAGATTCAGCAATTCTCATTCCAGTGTCAACTAATTGCATATCACCACTTTTTGTTGATTTCATTACTTTTTGTGCTTTGTCTCTACCAGTAATAACAACACATTTATCAGTTCCTGTAACAAGTTTTCTAATTAAGCTTTTCCCTTTTGATTTAATTTTTGTATGATCTTTAAACTCTAATCCTGCTGTTTGAACATCTACAAATGTTTCATCAGAAGTTTTTTTCTTAATATCTGCTCTAACTTTTGCTCTTTTTTCAGAAACATTTAATGCAGCCTCATTTATATTATCTGCCAAAACAGTAATACCGTCAATAACTATTGCATCAAACTTAATTGACAAACCATCAGCATCTAATACTTCTTCATCAGTTTCATTACCATCTTCATCTAATGTGTAAAAAGTTTCATTCTTAATAAATTTATTAGCATAATACTCTATTTCATTATAAGAAGATGAATAAATAATATATAGATTTTGAGGATTTATTCCCTCTTGTTCTAAATCTGATATGTAAAAATCAACTGAACCTGTTTCACAGTCTAAATATAATACCTTAAAAGGATTACCATCTACTGTCTTTAATCTCATAGTATCTAATGCTAAAGTTGATTTATATGTACCTTGTTGACCATATACAAACATCTTTAAACTCTTAGCTATGTCACTACCACTTCTTGCTCTTGCCATGTTTTTATATTTCCTTTCTTACTTTATTTAAAACTATTCCCAACCTGCATCATCTTTATCAGCAGTATCTGCTCCCCAAGCACTATCATCAGTTTCTGATTTTGTTTCACCAAATTCTCTTAATGCTCTTAATGCTTCATTAATTTTTTCTTCAGAATATTTGTCTTTATGTGTTGCAATACTTCCTGGTTTTGCACTGGTAATAACCATTTCTCTTATGTACGTTTTCTTAACTTCATCAAATGAAGTTGGTTCTCCCCATAAATCTGCATCAGTTGTTTCTTCAACAATAACTTTATTTACAATATGTCCTGAAACATCAATTCCATCATATGGTTTTAAATTTTTCTTCATATCTGAAAATAGTTTTTTGTCTCTAACAATAAACTCAACATCTTCAATTGCTTGATATGTTACAATTTTAGTTTTAATTATACCTTTTTGATCATCTTTATCTGTAGTATCTAAAGTTGCTTCCAAGAAAACTATTGTTTGTTCAAAATCACTTAATGGAGTAAAATCTTCACTTTCAAAATCAACTGGTTTGCAAAGAGATATTTGATTAGGTTTATAATTAATATATCTAGTCATTGTGTCATTTTTTGTAAAACTACTAAATTCCAAAGCACCTTTTACAAACAAAGATTGACCATCTTGCAAATGTTCAGAAACATACTTACAATCATCAAATTCAGGTAATGTTACTTTATCATTTACTTCTGTACCTTTATCATCAATTTTCTTTGTTAAACCAATATTTGTACCAATTAAACTAAAATCTTTTTCTTTGAATTTTAATCTATTTTCCCAAGGAACTGCTTTGTTTGTTTTTGTTTCTTTGTTGTAAAAACAAACATTATCTTTTGTAAACCCTTGCATTCTTATGTACACTGTAGAGTCTGAATGTGTTTGAATACCAAAATTAACTGTTCTTTTTGGTTTCTTTGTTGTTGCTGTTTCTGTTTCAACATAAAAGTCTTGTTTTTTTGTACCTGATACAACCCCTCTTATTTGAAAAGAGCCTTTTGTTTCTGGTAAATTAAATTTACGATTGTTCTTTTTCTCTGCCATGATTGATTTTCCTCATCTTTCTTTTTTTAAAATTTGTTTTTTTATTTATGTATTTTTTGCTATACCCTATTATACCACATATTAATAAATTTGTCAATAGTTTTTTTAAAAATAATTAAAAAATATTTTCAAACAATAATATGTCTCTAATTGATACCCCTATTATAACATACTTTTTAAAATTTGTCAAGTTTTTTTTAAAAATAATTTTGAAAAATTTAAAAATAATATATATTAGACTTTTACAAAACTAAGTATAGCATACTTTTAAAGTTTTGTCAAGTATTTTTACTAAAATAATTAAATATTTTTTTGTTTTATAAAATAATTAAATATTTTTTTGTTTTATAAAATAATTAAATATTTTTTTGTTTTATAAAATCAATAAAATGGGATAAAAAGAACCCTATTTCTTACATAGGGTTCTATTTGTGTTATAAATTAATACATTACTACTATAATCATTAATGTAATTCCTAGAATTGTTAATACCCAACTAAAGGTATTTGACTTCTTGCATAAATCAATTAAAAAATTCATCAATTTATTTCTCCTTATCTTATTATTTGGTCTTGGTATAATATATGATAAAGATTCTAAAATATTACAAAAAATTTTAATATTTTATTTTTATTGTAAAAACTGATAAAAAAAACTAACCCTATATTACCACCATAGGGTTAGTTTTTTAATTACATTATATAGTGAACCAAATAAAACTATAAATTTATCTACTTTTTATTTTTCATTTTACACAAAACTAACATGGTTGCCTTCGAAATATTCTGGATAATCTAATAATAAAGTATCCATTTGTGCTACTGTTAAATTAAAAAGAGGATTAGTTAAATCTATTCCCATATCTATAACACCAAAATTAGTACACTGTGTTTCTGTCCACCCACTTTCCCTACCATCTTGAATTTTAATAAATAAATTTGTGGCAACTGATGATATATTCATAAGTCCTGATAATCTCATAAATGTATTATTTCCTGAATGTGACCTTACAATTTGATTAGTGGCATCATTTAATACTAAAATATTTAAAGTGCTATCTGTTTTATAATTCGCAAAGAAGTATAATCTATGACCTCTATAATTAGTATAATTTGCAATATTTCCAACAATCCCACCATATCTAGTATAAGGTGTATATTTGGCTATATAATTGTTTGCTGTAAATGAATTAATATCATAAGGTGTCCACCCAGTAGTCCCATTAGCAAAATTACCATTAGTAATTAAATTAGTTAATAATTGTCCTTTAGCTTTATACTCATTAGTTGGATTATAAGCTAATCCTACATTATAATTTTGTGTTATTTCTGATTGAGATAAGGCTCTATTATAAATAATACCATTACTGATTAATCCACCAAAATAAACTCCTGAACCTAGTCCTATATTTAATGAATTTGTTCCTATACCTATTAAACCTGTTTGAGGGACAATTTTATCTAATATACTATTTATATAATATTTAATATTTGCTCCATCATATGTTACAGATATCATTGTCCATATATTTAATGGAATAGCAGTTGCCCCTGTTTGAGGTACTATATTAGAGAAAGCAAATAAAAGTTTATTATCTGAACCTATCCCAAAAGAATATTCTTCAGTTCTATTTTTATCAATAATTCTTCTAAATGTCCCTGTGTATGATGTAATTTTCACCCATACTGATATAGTACAAGCCAAAGATAAAACATTAGAACTTCCACAATTAATATAATCATTACTTCCATCAAAAACTAAACAATAAGGGTCTAATTCAGTTCCATTTCCTGTATATCCACTTGCAGTTGTTCCACCAAACCCATTTAAAGTTAACGGAGTATTGTCTGCTAAGTTTTTAATAGTTGTAGTCAAAGGTGAATTAACTCCTATTGAGTTATTTCCGTATATATTATTAAAATCAACATTTAATACTAAACCATCTCTTACTATAGTTTTACTACCTAATATAAGCACATCAAAGCTCATATTACTTGTTATTCCGTCTTTGCTTAAATTTGTCAAGTGCTGTATTGTTGCTATGTTTGGATATGCTATAGGCTCTATAACTGGTGTCAATAACTTAGCCATAACAATAGGAGTTCTGCCTGCTGATACTTCACTTGCTATCCAAGCTCTACCTTTATCTATTATCTGCTGATTAGTATCACCTGATAACCACCCTATTGTAGATTTATAAATTGACCAGTAATATTCCTTAAAATAACTACCATGATGGAATATAGCTTCTAATTCCCCAGTCCAATTAGTAGTAATTAATTTAAAATGTGAACCATACATAGATGAAGAATAAACACATTTTAAAGAAGTTTGTCCTTCAAATCTAATAATATCTGTGCCTGTTCTGTATAAATTTGTTATGTTTAAGTTTTCTTGTATTATATTTCTCTCAATCCAAGCAGTCTGACTAGCTTTATCTATCACCAATCTATCTTTCGTTCCGTCTGGTAAACTTCTAAGTGTTGCTAAAATGTTAATAGTAGTTTGTTTGTAATCACTCCAATTAACAAATTTAGCATCCATTTGAGTTTGTGTTAAATTGTATAAAGGGTTACTGCTATCTTTTCCCATATCTATAGCCATTACTTTTTGCACTTCCATCACTTTACCAGTAGCTGTTGCTCTATCGACATAATTACTTTTAATTACAATATAACTATAATTATTAGGTATAGATATTGCTGAAATTCTATAAGGTGTATTAATAACTGGATTGTATATACAATTTGTTATATTCGAACCAGATGTTATATGGTAATATAACTGAATGCAATCGGAATTAGTCACTTTCATTGTTGATACAAAATAATATTTATGACCATTTTGATAATCTGGTATATGTCTGTAACAATAATTATTATTATGAGTTCCTGTGCCAGTCACAAATAATGTATTATCACTTGCAGTTATAGTTGCCGTTCCATCTGAATAGTTCCACCCACTAACACCATTAGCAAAATTACCATTCTGAATTAAATTTGCAGACTTACTAATCACATTAAAACTTCCACTTTGCCCTACACTTGTTAATGTTGAGGGATATAATGGACTTGGTGAGGGTGGTACGAATGGAGTGTATGCTGTTGCTACTGTATTTTGCTCTATTTGAACAGTGTTTAAGTCAATATATCCATTAGCAGAACCGTTACCACCATTAGTTATTTTTATATAATCAATAGTCTTTCCAACTGTAGATGTTATAGTTTTTAGAGTATATCCATCAACTCCGTCTATTCTGTTTCCTGTACTTGATGTTGCATCAGTATAGTAAAATGTTGCTGTTAATACTCCATAAGTAGCAACTCTCCTTGAATAAAATTGTATTGTATATTGAGTATTTGTAGCAAAGGCATTGTATATTAACAGTGATTTGCTTGTTATATCTACATCTACAACATTTCTTCCATTATCAACTAATAGATTTGTTTTAACTATATTCTTATCAAATATATTCACACCTTGCACTGTTTCAACTTGTGTAGTTCCACCATCTATTTCTAATCTCTCTATAGGTGCATTTACTGTGTTTTCTATAACTAACTCATTACTTCCGCTTTGCACTGTTACTGGTGTTAATCTCCTAGTAGTTGAGGTAGGTGTTGCTAGTGCATATTGTATTGTAAATGGGTTTAGGCTTGATGATGTGTACCTTGCTGATAACCAAGTTTTTAATCTAGTAATTTTTAAGACATCTGTTGTGTCACTTGCAATTATTCCTAGTGTACTACTATCAAAGTTGAAAAATTTAGAAATAGCCAGTGTAGGGTCACTAAGACAATCATAGCTATAAGTGTCCTCGCTATTTGGTATGTTTTTCATATAATTGCACATTGTCGAATTAGGCACGTTTGTCTTGAAAGCATTATTTGCTAAATAAAATACGTTGGTTTTGTTTAAGTCATAAATTCCATACGTTCCATCACTTGCATCACCTTTTAAAACTTGTTGAATACAATTCCTATCAACTTTAATCGTTTTATTCACTGTGTTAATAGTCAGCTTATCTTTGAAAGTTCCACACTGCAAAAGGTCATTATCTAACTCAAATTGATAAGGAATACCATCTATTGTGTTTTGATATGTTCCTTTTTTGTATGTGTTGATTATTGGACTTTCAGCATTTGCCGAGGGTAGTGGTGGTGTGTAGGCTGTGTAGGCTGTATCTACTATACCTTCCTCTACCATTATAGTATTAATATCTAAATAAACCCTTGCTCCACTATTCCAATTACCTTTTATCAATTCAACAGTTTTCCCAACATCACTTGTTAATTTTTTATATACAAAAGTTTCATTAGTATCATTAATCCAAACATCTTTAATAGTGCCATCAGTATATTTCATTACAATTCCTGTGCCTATATCTACACAAAAATATCCACTTAATGTATATCTTACATTAGTCTTAAAAAGTCCTTTTAACCATTTTTGATTGGTTGTCTGATTACCAGATATATAAGAAATACAATCTCTTCCTAAATAAGTTTCTCTTCTAACAGTTGGGTCATTATACAATATAGTTGACCAGTTAAATAAATTCTTAGGAGTAGTTTGTACTTGTGTGCTTTCTCCATATAATACCCATTCACTCCCCTCTTTGATTAGAGGGAGTGATGGATATGTAGTAGTTGTAACTACTTGATTCTTAACTTTTGTATGGTTATTTGCATGTATCATTCCTAACATTATTCTACCACCTCGTTTTCTTTGATATAATCAGATTCATATTTCCATTTATACCCATATGCAGATTTTAAAAGACCTTTACAACAACTAGATATATTACCATGGGAATATCCAAATTGTCTTTCAACTTCTCTTAAAGAACCAAAAATTTGTATGTATTCCATATCTTCTGAAAATTGTATAACCGAAAAACTACGATTATTGAGTTCACCTCTTTGAGATAAACCTATTTTCTTGCAATGTTCTTCTGAAAAAATTCTACCTTTTCCAGCTATACTCATATTCTTTTTTGTTTCTTCTGTTATTATTTTGCCTTTTGCAGAAATGCTCATTTTCAAACGACTCTCTTCACTCATTACTTTTCCTTTATTTCCTTCTGAAATTTTTCTATTATGTTCATCTGTATGTTTGGCTGACAAACCACCACCAAATGTTAAGTTATACCCAAAATCATTATCGTGTGTTTTCCATAATGCAATATACTCTATTTCTTTTAATTCTGCATCTTCTCTATTAAGATCAATTTCTAATACAATATGTTCTATATTATCCCAACCATATTTTTTTATTGCATGACCAAAAACTTGATTTCTATAATTTATTCCATTTTTACCCCATCTATTTTTTACTAATCTACAAGTAATTCCAACATATCTTTTATTATTTGGAGTGATATGAACATAAACACTATATTTTTCATCCATTATTCAATCACACTCCTACTCCATATAAATTCAGATGTCAAAGCATTATAAATAAATGAATATTGGTATATCTCACTACCTGTAATTGTAACATAATCATATCCTTTTATTTTTCTACTATTAACAGGTAAAGTTAATTCTAATGATGTCATTATTAAGCCACAATTTCCACTATTAACATTAGTTATTGCTAATGTACTAACGCCTGACAGAACGATATTTTTACTTAAAGAATAATCCCAATTACCATCAGTTACAGTAATGAATGGTGTTTCTGTTTCTACTTTATTTCCATTAGAAGTTATTGTTCCGCTAGCTTTAATGTTTCCTGTAACTTCTAATTTTTCAGTAGGGTTATTAGTTCCTATACCAACTCGCCCGTCGAAATAAGCCCCACCATCTTTATCTATACTTGCTTTTTCTATTCCTTGATTTCTAATGCTTAATAATTTAGCACCCGCTGTTACTAAATTTGTATGAGTATCTATGAATGCTCCTACAGCCGTTGCACTATCTACTACTCTAGGTTCCACCCTAAATCTTTCAATAGTATTTATTTTTCCTGATATGAGTGCTCCTGATATCACACCTGTACCACTTGGGGTATCGTCCATGTCCAATATGTTACCAGAATATGTTTTCCCTCCAACGGAATTAGTCACACCATTTCGACCAATGCCAAAAGTGCTATAAGTATTAGCAGATGTCAGTGTTCCATTTTGCATAAATGTACCAGCCATTGAACCTGTGCTTTGCCCTTGTATACCTATCCAACTAATACTGGTGCCGACTATACCATATGAACCACTACTTTGACCATATAATCCATATCCACCAGAACTTTGACCTCTAACTCCTATACCTGTAGAACTAGTTCCTGCTATACCAGCAGCATTTAATACTGTGGTTGTAGCTATGATTCCTGAAGATGTTAGAATACCATCTTTATCAAAAGATGCTTTAGGAACGCCGCCAAACTGCAAATCTAAAATTTTACCAGTTGAGCTAGCATGAATTTGATTAACAGTTAAAGCTGATTTATCATCTGCGGTATTTCTTGATATTACAACACCGTCAATAGTTGGGTTTACAAGAGCATAGTTTTGTCCTGATGTATAAGTTAATAGTCCCATAAAACTTGCACCACTGGTTAATATGAAATTACCATTGACTGTAATTCTGGCTTTTTGGTTACTATTGAATTGCCATTCTTGGATCGATCCAGTTGAACTAGCATTTGATTGATTGACTATTAATGCTGGTTTATCATCATTTATATTCCTCGAAATTACCATTCCAGTTGTGTTTAAAGATATTAAACTATTAGCTCCAGTTGTAGGGTTAGCTATAGCAGTGCTTAATATTGACCCTTTAGCATATAATGTGCCATCTGACCCTATCCTTGCTATTATAGTTCCAGTTGAATTTTGCCACTCTTGTAAATTAGCTGTTTGTCCTACTTTACCTTGGATAATTAATGGTACTTCAGTAATTCCAGTTGATTCAATTTGTAAACCAGTATTCAATAATCCAGTTAATATATTACCAGACCAAATTGGAACACCATTTACTACACTTAATATTTGACCATCTTTACTTGTTGCTGATGGAAGTTTAGTATCAGAGGTTAATGTAGGTTCAGCTCCTACTTTGACAGCAGTTAAAACAATAATTCCTTGTTCTCCATTTACAGAGAGAACATCATCTGAATTTTTTGATATTTCAACAATACCATTTTCATTATAAATTAACCAATCTCCCAAATCCCAATCTATTCCAAATTGTGTTCCTATTGTAGAAACAGTATATACAAAACCAATTTTTGTTAAATCTGGATTTATTAATGGAGGATCGTTTGTTAAAGCATTCCATGTTGATTTATATAACAATAAAGTAGATGGTAATTGAGCTAATCCAACTTTACCTCCAGCATCTGCTCCTATATACCCATTTGGTTGATTTTTATTTAATATGTTTTCTTTTCCACTTATATCTGGAATTTGAGCACTTGTCACAAAATCACTATCATTTTCAATTTCTGAAGTCTTAGTTGGTACAAATTGATCACCTGTATTACTTCCACTAAGTGTTGTTATCCCAAGTTTTGTTTTTATACTTGTTGCAGTTTCATCACCAGTATTACTTCCACTAATATTACTTAATTTAGTTATTTCAGTATCACTTACTAAACTTTTACCACTTACTTTATCTACTTTATTTAATATTAAATTATTAATCTGTCCTTGTACCTTAGCAAATGCTTCTAAAATACTGTCTGTTGCTATTATAGCTACATTTGTTAATGTTCCTAATCCTGATAATAAAGCTGCCCTTACATCACTTGCAAACACTGCCCAACTTTTATTACCTCTTAAGTAATATGTATTCTGTGGTGATGATGCTGTTGAGAAAGCTGGTTCAGCACCTACATTTGCTGCTGTTAAAGTTACAACACCTTGTTGACCATTTACTGAAGTTACATCATCTGAATTATCAGATTTTTCTGGTATTCCACTTGAGTTATATATTAGCCAGTCACCAAGTTTCCAATCTATTCCAAATCTAGTACCAACCCCATTTACTGTATATACCCATCCTACTTTACCTGTGTCAGGTGTTGTAAGTTGAGGAGTATTAGTTGATGCATTCCAAGTTGATTTATATATTAATAATGTTGATGGTAATTGTGATAATCCTACCTTGCCACCACTATCTAAACCAGCATACCCATTGTTTGCATTTTTGTTAGTAGTTAATTCATAACTTCCACTTGGTTGTTTTAATATAAGTTGATCATATACTGCCTTTGCACTTGGATATTGTATATCAGTAGATGTATTTGTCATTGATGT